TACTGTTCCACCTTGATCTGATCTAATTTGATTTATGTCTGCATGGATTCTTCCATTGTGTGCATGCTTTGTAATTGAATCTATAAAAGTTGTGTGCGCTTTGTTAATCTCTCTTGCATCTGCAATTGATCTCGCTAACTCATGTGGATGGTTTTGTAAAAAGTTTTTTGTAAAGCTAGGCTCATTACTTTTTTCTGTTCTATCGTAGGGAAGCTTTAATTTGTCGAACGCTTTTGCGATGCTTCGAGCTGCATGAATTTCTACATCAATTCCTGTTAANTCCTTGATTTTACTCACTATTTTGGCTTCTCGTTCCATAAGATTTTTTTTCAAATTGTCCGCATGTTCAAGATCAACTCTTACACCTTTGAATCTCATGTCAACTAAACAAGGAAATAATTTTGTCTCTAATGTAAAGACATCCATTAATTCTTGATTATATAATTCTGTACTAAGTCTTTGCCAAAGTTTTAATGTAGCTTCAGCATCACGTTCAGCATACTCACCTACATACATTGCAGGAAGTTTATGCATTTCTGATTTAGGATTTACTGAATAACTTTTGGCTGCTTCATTTAATAAAGTTTCATTCTTTCCTATACCTACATAAAATTTTGAAAGTGTATCTAATCTATAAGATAATCTATTCTCATCTATTAATGAGGCTGCGATCATTGTATCAACAATCTTACCTCTAATTTTTATACCGGCCTGTCTTAACCAACAGACATCATACATAGCATTATGAAATATAAAGGTAGTTTTCTCTTGATTGACTAAGTCTTGGACCCACTCTAAAACGAGTTTTTTATCCATATTTCCNCCACCCTCNTGTCCTATAGGATAATAGCCNGACCAGCCNTCTACGGCCACCGCAACGCCTGCAATGTGCCCTTTTCCAGTCACATTACCAGAACCTAAGGTGGTTAGTTCAGGATCATAAGTCTCTAAATCAATCGCCACTTCCTTGGCGCCTGATAAATCTTTTAATTCATGTGGGGCTACCCATTCAGTTTCCGGTGCAAATAGCGGAATCTGGGTACTCCTCATGAGTAATCCCTTTCGAGTATCATTTCTAAATAATGAATTGCCTTCTTCACGTCCTCTTCTTTTCCTTTTATTGAATGTCTACAAATATACTTTATAGCATTTCCCTCAGCAAACAAGAGTTTATTTTCATTTATAAACTCAGCTGGCTGAATCTTCATATTTCGGTAGTGTTTTCCACCTACCTGCTCTTCTAAGGATTTATAAGTTGTTCCTTTAAACATATCTTTATTTGTCATATTATATAAGCTCGATCAAAATTCTTAGGATCTAACACATGCAATTCACGCTTCGCTCGCGTCGCACCAGTGTAGAATAATCTATGTAATTCATCTGGATCATGACTAAAAGTCTCAATTGCCGCACCTGTCAGGTCCTGCATAAGTAATACTTGATCAGCTTCTCCTCCTTTCGCTCCATGTATTGTTGACATTTTTATACGAGGATTTTTATTAATTTGCTCACCATTCGCCCTCATATTACGAATGTAAGTTTCTGTCATTGGATCTAGTCCTTCAAATGCTTCATACCAAACACTATTGGTAATCAAACCATGATCCGCTCTACACTCTCTCATCAAATATTTTGTATCTGAATGTAAAGTTTTACCTTTTTGAAATCCAGGTAAAACATTTGATCCTAAGTATTCATATATATTTTTAATTTCCAACTGATTTAATTGGGCATCTTTCCGCCATGCTTCCCAGTTATTTAAAGCTAATAATAATTTTAAAGGTACTGAGTTAATTCCTTTATATTGATAATACCATCCTTGAATCTCACATAAATCTTTTGCATCTTCTAAAAAATAATTTGCTGAAGATAAAACTAACCATTCACCTTGACTCATATCTACCTGAGTAATGTCTGAATATCTTTTTAAGATTCCTATCTCTTCTCTAGGTTTATATTCTTTATCAAATCTATTCTGTACTTTACTTATTATCTTTTGTGACAGTTCATGTATAGGTCCTCCAGGAATCCTGTAAGATTGATCTAAAGTTTGGATGTCATCAACTTCTTCTTTTAAAGCTATGAAGTGATCTACATCTGCGCCAGCCCATTTAAAAATAGCTTGGTCATCATCACCTGCAATATAAGTTTTACCTGCGCGACTCCATATCTTTCTTACCATATCCCACTGCAACAAAGATAAGTCTTGTGCTTCATCTATAAATAAAACTTCAAACTTGTTTAAAGTTTCTTTATTTAAAAAGTCTTCAAGTAAATCTGTAAAATCTTTTAGTCCTTTTTCTTTTTTAAATCGTTTTAATTCTTCTGCTAATAAAAATAATGTTCCTCGTTCTATATCTAAAATATTTTGTCTCGAATCATAATACTCTAACAAGTCCATACGTTTAACTCTAGCTGTATTGATAATGGTTAAATATTCATTATCTGAATTAAATGTACCATCTTCTGTAGAATACTTTGCAGTCTTAATGGGAATCCCACACTTCTGTCCAAATTCTTTATAATCTTCTTGCTTCATCATTTTTTCTTTAGTCATTCCTAATTGATTGAAAGCATAAGAATGTAAAGTTCTAAAAAATGGAAGATCATTTTCTATATCTAAATTAAATTTTTCGGCCGCACGTGTGGCTGCCTCTGTTGCAGCTTTCTTTGTAAAAGAAAAGTAACCTATTTGTCTAGGCCTTATCCCATCTTTTAGAAATTGATCTACTAAGTTTAACAACGTTGTTGTCTTTCCTGTCCCTGGTGGTCCTAGTATTATTGTTTTCATATTTCTTTAGTTTCCTTTCTGCTATATTTAAATGTATTTGTGTTAATTCTAATTCTTCTGTTAATTCTTGTATTATTAATCTAAACCTTAAATGCCAATTAACTCCTACGTCTTTACTATATTTCATTCTACATACTCCACAGAAATATGGGTATACCCATGTTTTTTAGCAAACCAACATCTTTGATTGCCAGTAACTACTGTCATGTCAGATTTTCTAACTCTTATAGGAAGTAATAATCCTTCTTTTAATATAGCTTTTTCTACTTCTTGATATTTTCTATCTTGAGGGTGTTCTACATAACTATCTTTTAATCTAGCAGAAACTAAATCTTTTAACGCTACTAAGGTTGTACTTGCTACTAAAGGTTTCATTAAAAATTCTCTAATTGGTAAGGTTCTTTAGAAGTAGATGCTTCTATTTTTTTCATAGTTTTAATTTTAATTAATCTTGGTGTTTGTTTTTTAATAGTCATTCTAATTTCTTCTACAAATATATCTTCTAATCTTTTAATTAAATTTCCTGTTTTAATTTTATCCATATCCCAGTTATTCTTTTTTAAGAAACTGTAAAAATCTTCCATTCTAAAATAAGTAAACTCCCCGTCTGTGTATGGTAGTTTATTAAATATATCGTCTAATGTTCTTGCTGTTTGTCTATTAGTAGTCCAATCTTGTAAAAGTCCTGTCACCTCATTAATAGGATCTAAAGATTCTAGAGGTTCTACTTCTTGTAAGTTAGTCATCATTGGTTTTAAAAAATGTTGTTTCCAATCTTTAGGTTTAGGTACAGGTACAATTTTATTAGCTTGATCTAAACAAGCTAACGCAAACATACCTGGATTATAAAGTTGTTCTGATTTTAGTTCGATTCTTTTTTTATCTACATCTAAAAACCATTGAGGAGGATTAGAAGTATATTTAGTTAAACTTCCAAGAACTGGCATTTCTTCTTCACCAAATCCTACACCAAATCTTTTTGTTCTGCATAATCCTGATTGACATACAGAATTAATAGGTGCATCCTTACATCTATATTTATCATAACCCTTTCTGTTAACAGATTTTATTAACTGTTGAACTTCATTATTACTGAGTGGTGGGTCCATGAATTTCATATTTGCTTTTACAATTTCATCTTCCCACGTATCTGGTTTAGATTGTTTATAAAACACTGCAATATTAAATAATGCATTGTTTCTAGAACCTTCACCAAAACCTATCACTGCTAATTTATTTAAACAGGGCGGTCCCAAGGGGAAGGATTCGTCTTTCTTTTTCTCTGCAACTCGAATTCCTTCAACATCTCCTCGGGTGCAACTATACTTATCATACGCAGTATAAAACTGCTCAAGTGTAAGAGCATCACCGTTATCATGAATCGCATATCTTAGTCCTTTCGTATTATTGTAGTAGGGTAAATTTAAGAAATTACCAGTGTCCCCACGTTCCACTAGAATTTCTGTTTGTTTTGGAAATATTTCTGAACCTTCGTAACCTAATACGATAGCCATTTCCTTTAATTTTGATTGCATCAATGATGCAGGAATATTTTCTTTTGTAAATAAAAATACGTGTGCGCCGCCTGATTTACTACGGCAAACTATTAAGGGTAAGTTATGATTCCTAATACTTTTAATGAGGCTAGTGTGATCAAAGTTATATTCGTCAATATCAATGCAGCCCCACCTACAATCATTAGTATCTGTGATAGGGATAATTCCGAGGGCTGGACCTTTTCCTTCAATATGATTGGTCCAAAGT